CAGGCGAGAGAAGCAACCGTCACGATGATGTAGTCATTGGCATGGCTGCGTTCCAGCGTTCGCTGCATAACATCGACACGACCATGATTCGCAAGACGCTGGGCGTCGCCAGTCGTGAAGCGGCAAAGCCCATCCTAAAAAACATGCGCGAACGCGTAAAGCCAATATCCAAAACCATGGCCCGCGCGTTGCATATCAACATCAAGGTATACAAACGCAACCGCGTCGTGGTCGCCGTTATCGGTATCAAGAATTCACCTTCCGTGCGTGCGCCATATACAGACAATAGAAACCAGAGTCGTGGCAAGTGGTCTTCAAAAGGCATCCACGACCCGCGCTATACATTCCACTTGGTTGACCTCGGAACGAAGCCACATAAGACGAAGTATTTTGGCAAGGCCGTATTCATGCACCCAGGTACGCAGGCGGAGAATGTGCGTGCGGATGCGTTGAAAGCCGCCAGCAGCGCATCGGGCCGCGCGTATGAACGGGCGTTGCAGAAGCAGGTGAGGGCTATGCTGGGATGAAGCCGGAGCAAGCCATCGCGCAACTGCTTGAAGCCGACGGCACCGTTGCCGCCGCGTGCGGTACGCGCATCTATCCCGGCTACGCGCCGCAGAACGCGGCTTACCCGTTTGCTGTATTCGGACGCGAGAGCACGGACCTTGACCATCACCTGCTCGGCACGTCGGGCTTGTACCTCGTGCGGATTGGCATCACGTTCTACGGCCAACAGCGGCTTGCGCTCGGCGTTATTGCCGAGGCGGCAAAGACCGCGCTTGACACGGTGAACGACCGCACTACGGTGGCGAGCATCAACATCCGGCGGCTCTGGCTAGAGGATATGGCCGAGTCGCAAATTGAATTAGCAGACGGGACCGGGCGACCAGTTCACGCAATTTCGCAAACCTACAGCATGCACTATAAGGAGGCCTAGTCAATGGCTACAGATATCGGCACAGGTTCAACAGTCACATTCGGCACCAGCTCATTCAGTGCTGACATCTTGAGCATGGACGTGAGCGGGATCACCCGCGAATCAATCAACACCAGCCACATGGGAACGTCAGCGGCGCACACGTTTATGCCGACCGATTTGGTGGACAACGGCACACTCGGGCTTGAAATATCGTGGGTGGCTGGACTTGTCCCGCCCATCCTCACCAACGGCGCGGCGGAGACGGTTACCATCGCATTCGCAGGCAGTGCCAGCACATGGAGCTTCTCGTGTTTCCAAACTGAGCTTGGCGTAGTCGTTCCGTTTGAGGACAAGATGACGGCTAACTGCACGTTCAAGATTTCAGGCGCTATCACACGCAATTAACCATTCCCGGAAGGAAATAACATGTCACTCAGCAAAGACGAAATCCTAGCAGCAGGCGCGAAGTTCAAGACCGAAGAGATCGACGTGCCCGCGCTCGGCGGCACGGTGTTCATCCGCGAAGTCAACGCGCGCGAGCTGGATCGTATCCAAGTTATGTGCGGCCGCATCGGCTCGGGCAGCGACCAAGTGAAGCTGTTCCGGGCCGAGTGCTGCGCGTATTTCATGAGCGACGCCGACGGCAAGCGGCTGTTCGGTGACAACATGTTCGAGCGCGTGGCGAACCTGAACGCGCAGGCCATCAACGACATCATGCAGGCGGGCCTGCGGCTGAACGGATTGGCCGACGACTCGCCGGACGTTGTGGAGCAAGAAGTAAAAAACTAAGAGACAGTCCGCTGCGCATGTTCATGCACTCAGTGGGCGCCCATTTAGGTAAGTGGATATGGGAGGTGGAGGAGATACCCGCCTCCCGTTTAATTGAATACATGGCCGCGTACCAGATTGCCCCTTGGGGTGACGAGCGCGCGGACCTGCGCGCGGGATACGTTGCGGCCACCCAGTACAACGTGAACCGGCAGCGCGGACAGAAGGCGTTGAAAGTATCGGACTTCGTGCCGGACTTTGGCCCGAAGAAAAAGCAGACGGCGCAGGAGATGGAAATGCTATTTGATTTGTTCGCGCGCGGACATAACGCGAGGTTAGAGAATGGCTAAGGTCACCAGACTGAATGTGATGATAACGGCGAATGCCAAGGGCTTGTCGTTGGGCATCAATAAAGCGCAGGGGATGCTGAAGGACTTGAACCGCACCGCGCGCGGTGTCAAGCGCGACATGGGCAAGGTATTCTCTGGACTGGGCACGCAGGCAGGGCGCGCGTTCACGGCACTCGGCACCGCTGCATTCGCGGCTGGCGCTGGTCTGGCATACCTAACCAAGAAGTCTATCGACGCCGTGGGCGATACCAACGACTTCGCCAAGAGCCTCGGGCTGACCTATAACCAACTGCGCGCGATTCAGTTCGCAGCGGGGCAGGCGGGCGTGGACGCAGAAGCGCTTAACGCGGCATTTGCGAAGATGGGCGACACCCTCGGCACCGCGTTCGGCGGTAACAAGTCTGCAATACAGGCGTTTGAAAAGATAGGGCTGAGCGTCGAGGACCTGCAACGTATGAGTCCCGCTCAACAATTCGAAGCCATCGCAAATGCCATCAACAAGATCGAAGACCCCTCGGTGAAGATTGCTGCGGCGCGTGACATCTTCGGCAAGTCGGGCGGCAGGCTGATATCTCTGTTTGAGAATTCAGGACAGGCGATTAACCAAGCAGCCGCCACGCTGGGATTGTTCGGCATAAACCTAAGTCAATTGGACGTATCAAAGATTGATGATGCTGGTGATGCCATGGCCACTCTTGGGCTTATGGTCGAAGGCATCGGCAACCAACTCGCGCTGATTGTTTCCCCGTGGATTCAGCAAGTAACGACCGACACGATTGCATGGGTAAATGCTATGGGCGGCATGGGGCCAGTGGTTGAATCAAGTGTCGGGCGATTCCTCGATATGCTCGACAATATATTGAACAAGATCGACGCCATCAATATTGCGTGGAATAAATACATCGGCGAAAAGCAGTCAATTGCTGCTGGTGGATTTGAGAAGGCGGATAGATTCTCGAAGCGATTCGCTGGCGCTGACAACATGAACAAGCGCATCAAAGAAGACGAATTGCAGCGCCGCGCGCAAGCGATACCTGCGCACAGACGGGCTGACTTCATTGCTCGCGCCCGTGCCTCTGGTGGATTTGAAGACCCGACAATTAATGCGGGCACCATGGCAGAGGCGTTCCGATCATCTGCTAATGATTCAGCAGCAGCAGTGGCCGCAGCCGAGGGACGCGTGCCCATAGGCGACCGATTCGCAGGATGGCGGGCTAACGCGGAAGGCAGAGGCGTGGCGCAGCAGATGCCAGCGGCCACCCGCACGCGCGACCGCGAAGACCCGGCGCTACAAGTACTGCGCAACATCGAAGCCAACACCGGCAAAAACAAGATAGCATTCGCGGGATAACCACATGGCCGTAGTAGCAGACTTAGTCAACACCGTAAACGTCGTGGAACAAGAAGGCGTTGTAGTCTCCATGACCCGCGTGTTTATGGTGACCGGCCTGACCGCCACCGGCCTGCCCACGCCACAGCAACAGGCGTTCGTTACCAGCGGCATCCCGCAGCACGGCGACAGTGCGCCCGGCAATACCAATCTCAAGGTACACCAGCGCAGCTATGAGATGGTGCGCGACACGCCCACGGCGGCGATGGTGACCGTTGACTACAAGACCGTGGCGGACTGGGCGAACTCGTTTGTATTCTCAGGCGGCAGCAGCATCCAGCAGCGCCAGACCGACGTTGACCGGCTTGGCAACCGCATCCAGTTGTCGTGGACGTACCCATCGGATTACCCGGACACCGCGCTGCGTGGCGAGATATACACCACCGCCATTAACGAGACGGTGACGGAATCAAACCTCACACTGACCGCGACCGGCTCGCTGTACGTGGATTACCCAAACATTATCTCACTGGACTGGTCAAACAAAGTCAACTCAACCTTCTGGGCTGGTATGCCCGCGTACTACTGGAAGTGCTCAGCATGCACGTTCCGAGGCCGCGACATCGGCTTTGGCCGCCCGCACCTGTGGGAGTTCGACTGGGTGTTTGAGTATCACCCGCAGTCGTGGGCCGTCGTGGCGAAGATCCGCGACCCCGCTACGGGCAACGTGCCGGACGACGTGGTAGACGGCGTTGGCATCAAGACGGTGGACTGGTACTACACCAAGGACTTCAACTCCATATTCGGTAACACCTGATGTACGACAAAGACCCCAACCAGCGAGTGCGCGGCACGGGCTACGGGCAGGCCATCACGTCGGCCGACCTGCGGAAGATCGTGGCGCTGGTCCTGCAAAACCTGCGCGGCGGCGACGGCATCCTGGTGGAGCGGCACGGGCAAAACGTCATCGTGCGGCTGGCGGCTGGTGCGCGCGGCGCGGGCGGTGGAGGTGGC